AACTTTATCACTGGCAGATTCGTCATTCGCAAATGCCAGAAGACCATATTGATTATCTTTTTAGATTGAAGTATTGGAATAACTTTCATCCCAAAGTTGTTTATGATATTGGTTCAAACTATCTTTCTTGGTCTCGTTTGGCGGCAAATGTTTGGAGAGATGCAAGAATTTATTGTGTAGATGCCTGCTCTGAGTTTGCAAATGTTTATCCAAAGTATGGTATTGATTATGCAATTGAAGTTCTGAGTGATAGAACAGAACAAATTGAGTTCTGGGAAAATCCAATGTGTCCTGGTCTTTGTACAATGTATCCCGTCAATGAAATTCACGACCCAGGTAGAAACTTTCACAATGAACATCTAAGAAAGGTGATTCGTCAGACAAAAACATTGGATGAACTTGCAAGAGAAAGAGACTGGATGAAACCAGATTTAATCAAGATTGATGTTCAAGGTGCCGAAGTCAATATTCTTCAAGGTGCAAAAGAATCTCTTGAAAATTGTAATCATTTGATTTTAGAAGTTCAAACAAAAGAGTTTAGTACTGGTGCTCCAATGTTGAATGATGTTGAGCAATATATGAATTCCATTGGATTTGTTCTATTTTGTGAAATTGGTCATAATGATTCCAAGTGTGACGGTGATTATCATTTCATTCGGCAAAATATATTGCCTAAATAAAGTACACAACTAAATTGAATCTTTAGAATTCCTATGTCTGACAATTATAAGGATATTGCACTCGCAAAAGCAGATGATGTTTTAAGTGACAGTAATGAGTTTATGCTCAGAGTCTATAATGAATGTATGAAATGGGAGGAGAGTGAGAAAGAACTTGCACAGACTCGTTCCAACTTTCAGATTGAAAAGTTCATCATTCACGACAACTTTACGATTCCATCAGCATTTAAGGCAGCACTGATTAACAGAAGAAGTGTCGCAGAAAATCTTCTTCAGGGCATTCAGGACGCAAAGAGAGCAGCAAGAGAGTTTCATTACAAGTGGGACGGAAAGAATAGAAACGAACCAATCTGGTGGGAGAATGGAAGAGGTGGTAAAGAACTTTGCTGGTATGATATTGATGAGTTTCACTTTAACCGTCTAATTCAAGGTCTGAACAACGGATTCCAGGCAGCAGTGGATGAACTTGAATTCTTTGATAAAATGATTGAGAGACTGATTGAACTCAATGGTGGAAAACTGATTAGTAGAGAACAGTTTGATGCTGACCAACCCGCATATTGGGAAAGAAGACTTGCCAACCAGGCACTTGATGATTTACTTCAGGCAAAAACTGGTGTCAATGCTGGTAATATTCGTTCAATGAGAAGAGCAAGTGCCCCCACTGTTCTTCCTGATGATGTCAACAGAACCAAAGGAAGTTTTGGTGATCCAACAAATCCAATGGACTTCTTAAATGCTCTGCAAAGTCAGGTTTCAAAAGGTATTGAAGAAATCAGTGGAATGTATAATGTAATTGAGGGAAGGCAGGAAGAACCAAAAGTTCTAGACCAGGCAACTGAGACACCTGGAGTTTCATTATTTAACGAAGAACTCAAGCAGAATCAGTAATCCAAATGGCGGGAGATGTATTCAGTCTAGATCGTCTTTACGATGCAAAGACGACACCAAAAAAACAACTGATACAAACTAAGAGTAACCAGTATGGTTACTTTAGTGGTGGTAGTTCTCCTACAGTTGTTTGCACAATAGACCGTCTAGATTTCTCTACAGAAACCGTCACAGTACCAACACCTAAGTTATCTCAAGCAAGAAATGATTTATCGGCTGTTTCAAGTAGTTCTTATGGTTACTTTGCTGGTGGTTCTTTTTTCCCTATTACTTATGTTTGCACCATTGACCGTCTAGATTTCTCCACAGAAACCGTAACAGTACCAACATCTAAGTTATCTCAAGCAAGAATTAATTTAGCAGCAACCTCAAGTAGTTCTTATGGTTACTTTGGTGGAGGTTTTTTTCCGGTTCAGGTTTGCACCATAGACCGTTTAGATTTCTCTACAGAAACCGTAACAGTACCAACATCTAAGTTATCTCAAGCAAGACAAAGATTAGCAGCAACTTCAAGTAGTTCTTATGGTTACTTTGGTGGTGGTTCATCTCCCACTTATGTTTGCACAATAGACCGTCTAGATTTCTCCACAGAAACCGTCACAACACCAACACCTAAGTTATCTCAGGCAAGAGATAGTTTAGCAGCAACCTCAAGTAGTTCTTATGGTTACTTTGGTGGTGGTTCTCCTGGTAATGTTTGCACCATTGACCGTTTAGATTTCTCCACAGAAACCGTCACAACACCAACACCTAAGTTATCTCAAGCAAGAAGTGGTTTAGCAGCAGTCTCAAGTAGTTCTTATGGTTACTTTGGTGGTGGTACACCTCCTAATTTCTCTACCATTGACCGTTTAGATTTCTCTACTGATGGAGTATCCGTTTCAAGTTCTAAATTATCTCAAGCAAGAAATAGTTTAGCAGCAGTCAGTTACAGATCCACTCCTCTCTTTGAGGAAGTTGATGGTTTTCAGTATAATATCAGTCCTTGGAGTTATTATGGTTTTTATGGTGGTGGTTACATTTCTGGTCCTGCTCGTGTTTCCACCATTGACCGTCTAGATTTCTCTACAGAAACCGTCACAATACCATCATCTAAGTTATCTCAAGCAAGAGAACAATTAGCAGCAACTTCAAGTAGTTCTTATGGTTACTTTGGTGGAGGTCTCATTCCTACTCCTAATTTTGTTTGCACCATTGACCGTCTAGATTTCTCTACAGAAACAGTTGCAGTACCAGGTCGTCAGTTATCTCAAGCAAGAAGTGGTTTAGCAGCAATCTCAAGTAGTTCTTATGGTTACTTTGCTGGTGGTTCTAATCCTCTTGTTTGCACCATTGACCGTCTAGATTTCTCTACAGAAACCGTAACAGTACCAACACCTAAGTTATCTCAAGCAAAAAATGGTTTAGCAGCAGTCTCAAGTAATTCTTTTGCTTACTTTGGTGGGGGAACTACTGGGTCTCAAGTTTGTACTATAGACCGTCTAGATTTCTCTACAGAAACCGTAACAGTACCAACACCTAATTTATCTCAAGCAAGAAATGATTTAGCAGCAACATCAAGTAGTTCTTATGGTTACTTTGGTGGTGGTTCTAGTCCTCTTAGTGTTTCTACTATTGACCGTCTAGATTTCTCTACAGAAACCGTAACAGTACCAACACCTAAGTTATCTCAAGGAAGATTTGGATTAGCAGCAACCTCAAGTAGTTCTTATGGTTACTTTGGTGGTGGTTTTGGTACTACTCTTGTTTGCACTATTGACCGTTTAGATTTCATCACAGAAACCGTTACAGTACCGGCACCCAAATTATCTCAAGCAAGATATGGTTTAGCAGCAGTAACCTACAAGTCTCAACAAATCCTTAAGACCACCACAAATTACACCAACTGGCCTGAGAGTGCAAACTTTGGGTATTATGGTGGTGGATATTTTACTCCTCCCGCTACTTTTGTTAGCACCATTGACCGTTTAGATTTCTCAACAGAAACCGTCACAAGACCAACACCTAAGTTATCTCAAGGAAGATCTCAATTAGCAACAACCTCAAGTAGTTCTTATGGTTACTTTGGTGGGGGAGTTCCTAGTTCTACTTTTGTTTGTACAATTGACCGTCTAGATTTCTCCACAGAAACCGTAACAGTACCAACACCTAAGTTATCTCAAGCAAGAAGTCTTTTAGCAACAACCTCAAGTAGTTCTTATGGTTACTTTGGTGGTGGTACTAGTAGTCCTCCTGTTAACATTTATCTTTGCACCATTGACCGTCTCGATTTCTCTACAGAAATAGTAACAATACCAACATCTAAGTTATCCCAAGCAAGACGAGGTTTAGCAGCAGTCTCAAATAGTTCTTATGGTTACTTTGCTGGTGGTGATATTGCCAGTGGAGGTGCTTCCACCATAGACCGTATAGATTTCACAACAGAAACAGTAACAGTACCAACATCTAAGTTATCCCAAGGAAGAGGCAATTTAGCAGCAACCTCAAGTAGTTCTTATGGTTACTTTGGTGGGGGAATTTCTGGTCCTGTTAATGTTTGCACTATTGACCGTCTAGATTTTTCAACAGAAACCGTAATAACACCAACACCTAAGTTATCTCAAGCAAGACAGTATTTAACATCAACCTCAAGTAGTTCTTATGGTTACTTTGGTGGAGGTTATTTTCCTCCTTCTGTTTGCACTATAGACCGTCTAGATTTCTCCACAGAAACAGTAACAACACCAACACCTAAGTTATCTCAAGCAAGATCTGGTTTAGCATCAGTATCCGGAGGAACCGGAACCCGAAGAGTGGGTTCTGCGACTGCCGGGTATTTTGCTGGTGGTACTCCTCTTTCTTCTTCTACCATAACCCGTCTAGATTTCTCCACAGAAACCGTAACAGTACCAACACCTAAGTTATCTCAAGAAAGATTTAGATTAGCAGCAACCTCAAATAGTTCTTATGGTTACTTTGGTGGTGGAACCATTTTTCCAGCAATCTACTCAACAATTGACCGTTTAGATTTTTCTACAGAAACCGTCACAGTACCAACACCCAAGTTATCTCAGGCAAGAAATGCCTTAGCAGCAGTCTCAAGTAGTTCTTATGGTTTTTATGGTGGTGGTTTTGACGGCACTAATCGTCCTTCCACTATTGACCGTCTAGATTTCTCTACAGAAACCGTAACAGTACCAACACCTAAATTATCTCAAGCAAGAAGTAGTTTAGCAGCAATCTCAAGTAGTTCTTATGGTTACTTTGGTGGTGGTGGTGCTCCTACTTCTGTTTGCACCATTGACCGTCTAGATTTCTCAACCGAAACCGTAACAGTACCAACACCTAAGTTATCTCAGGCAAAACAATTTTTAGCAGCAGTCACAAGTAGTTCTTATGGTTACTTTGGTGGTGGTGGTGCTCCTACTTCTGTTTGCACCATTGACCGTCTAGATTTCTCTACAGAAACAGTAACAGTACCAACACCTTCGTTATCTCAAGCAAGACAAGAGTTAGCAGCAACCTCAAGTAGTTCTTATGGTTACTTTGGTGGTGGTGGTGCTCCTACTTCTGTTTGCACCATTGACCGTCTAGATTTCTCTACAGAAACAGTAACAGTACCAACACCTAAGTTATCTCAAGCAAGATATGGTTTAGCAGCAGTCTCAAATTCAAACTAAATAAAACAATTATATCATTATCTGTATGAATGATTTACTTTCAAATATTTTAATTCAACCTAAAGTAGTCACAAAAGAAAACTGCAAATATCTGATTGATTATGCAAATCGTGCAGAAAAAGAACAGATGGGTGTCTTTGACCCAGATAAAACAAATCTCACAAAGCAACAAGAACATAAGGTAGATAAATCATCCAGAGATGTCAAGTGTGCTGATGTAACACCAATACTTCCTCAGATTCACGACCTGATGGCAAATATTATTGACCATGTTATCAATCCTTTTTATAATTTTAAGATTCGTGATAGTGAAATGCCACAACTTCTTTACTATGAAAAAGGAGGGCACTATAAACCTCACTATGATGCAGAAGCACTCTGGACAAATCCTGATGGAACTCAGATGTGGAAAAAGAGTGTAGATCGTGATCTTTCTACGGTTCTTTTTCTCAATAATAATTTTGAGGGTGGATATTTTACATTTCCAGATTTAAGAGTCACCATTAAACCAGAACCAGGACTTCTTGTTTGCTTTCCTTCCTCAAGATGGTTTAAGCATTGTGTAGAACCAGTACTCTCGGGACAACGCTATACTCTTGTAACTTGGATGCGAGTGCAGGGGTTTCAAACAAAAGAAGAACAAGATAAAGAAATAGAAGAAAAGTATGGAATCAAAGTTCCATAAATAAAAGTAACATTTCAGAAATACTATAATGACACAACTTATTAAACATTATTGGGTTGATAGAGACCAACCAGGAGTATTTGCCACATCACCAGCACAATTTGCACAACCAATGTTTGGTGTGGTTGGATTTCAGGCAGAAGGTCTTGTAGGTGTTCACAAACTCACCGATGAAAATGGAATTGAATTTTTCCTTTCAACTGTACCTGATGAAACTGTGATTACTGAAGTAGATCCAGGTCTTTCAATTCTAACTCAACAAGAATGGGATGATGAAATCGAGGCATATGATACAAGACAAGAAGCAAAGAGACGCAATAGTGTAAGAAAGTATCGTGATCAACTTCTTAATCAAACTGATTGGGTTGTAGTTCGTTCTCTTGAAACTGGTACTCCACTATCAGAAGAATTCACTGATTGGAGACAAGCACTTCGGGATCTTCCTACAGTTGAACCATTCCCCACAGAAATTCCTGCTGCTCCAGAAGGTATTACCGTAGATGAAACAATTTATGATGCATATATTGCAGAACTCAGAGGAACTCATATGGTGAATGATCCTCTTCCTCCACTAGAGCAACCTCAAGTCTAATTTAAAAGAGTATAGCACTTATCGTTACGGTCATATGCATAATCTGCATACTGACCGTTTTTTCTTACAAAGTGTAGGAACAATTGCATAAAACGGTCATTCTCATGAGTTCTCAAAGGACTTCTCCAGTGAGGAACAATTGTACCCAGATATGCGACACCGTGACCCACTGGTGTTACAACTTCTCTTCTTTTATCTGTTAAATCTTTGAGTTTGATAGGCCATTTTGCATCACCACAAATGTTCATTGTGACTGATATCTCACAAGAAGGTCTATCAGTATGGCAGTTCATCCAACCACCATTATGATAAGTTGTAGAAAACCAATAAGTAGGAAGAAGTTCTTCTCCGATTAACTCTTCAAGTATAGGTTGCATTCTTTTCATCACATATGCACAAGATGGAGGCGCATAGCAAAATAAAACTCTTCCTCTTTCTGGATCCCAAGAACCATTAAGATTTCCAAGATCTTTTAGAGCACCACACAGATTTTGATATTTGATGTGTATTGCTTCTTCCTGAGTGATAATATCTGGAATATAATGCCATCCCTTATTCAGAAAATCGGTCATAAATTTCTTATAAAATATCATATAGTATCTATATGACATTTAATGGTGGATAATATTAATTATAAATATTACAAGAGTATCGTATAAAAAATAAAAAGTGGCATTATTAAGTGCAATTGTCGGAGGAACATTTAGAGGTGATCAAGGTGTCCAAGGAGTACCTGGAAACCAAGGATCTCAAGGTCTTGCCAATCAAGGTGTTCAAGGATTGCAAGGAGTTCAAGGTGTTCAAGGACTTCAAGGTCGTCAAGGTACTCAAGGTGTCCAGGGACTTCAAGGAGTACAAGGTCTTCAAGGACTTCAAAGTACTCAAGGTCTTCAAGGAAATCAAGGAACATTTGGTCCTGCCACTATTCCACAAAATTCACAAACGACAGGTTATACATTAGTTGCAACTGATAATGGAAAGCATATTGATATTACTACTGGGGGTGTAACAGTTCCAGTTAATGTTTTCCAAGTAGGAGAAAATGTAGTCATCTATAATGATTCTGCCACTCCACAAACAATCACTCAAGGTGCCAATGTCACTTTAAGATATGCTGGTACGACTAATACAGGAAACCGAACTCTTGGTGCTTATGGAGTTTGTACGGTTCTTTGTGTTGCGGATGTTACTAATGCTGATGTATTCATTATTTCTGGTGCTGGATTAACATAATATGACAATACCATCAATTCTTCTTGGTTTTATAAATCCTGCAGGTCCAGGTCAATCAGCATATACAACTGCCGGAACTTTTACATTTGTTGTTCCTCAGGGAATCACATCTATTTCAGTTGTTGCTGTTGGTGGTGGTGGTGGCGGTGCTCGTGGTGGTAACAACAGTAGACCGCATAAATTACTCTAATGATACTGCAACAGCATCTCCAAGAGGACCATTGAGTATTGCTACATATTACTTAGGAGCAACAAGTAATAGTTCTTATGGTTGGTTCGGTGGTGGTAT